GGAACCCTGCCACCGGTTCAAATCATCATCACGCCCCAGATAATCAAAGTAAAGTACCGCTTTTTTCGCAAATCTCCAATGATACTTAGGGCTTTTCGTTGGTATTGCTCCATGAATACCGACATACATACTTGTACTCTCGTCCCACAGACCACCAGAGGCGTTTATCTGGGTGTAGCTCTTACGGAATATGACAGCTCGATAACCTTTCGTGTATATGTACCTCAACGGTTCCATAAGCAGTGCATAGGTCTTACCGCCTCCGGCAGCTCCACCGTATATCGCAATATCAGCACTCG